GATTATCTCATGGTAATTGAGAAATCAATTCCCGAGACGGCATGGGAAAAGGTCGATACTAAAAACGATCAAAAATATATGGCAGAAAAACTAAAGAAAACATCATCAACAGAAGAAATGAAGGCAGCATCTTCAACTTCAGAAATGGAGGAGAAGGCATGGCCTACAAAGGAGGAAGAGAAAGCTGAGTCTTCAACGTCATCAGAGACAGAAGAGAAGGCGGAATCTTCAACGACTGAAGAGAAAGCAGAACAGAATCACAGAACCAATGGTGAGTACGATGCTGCAACAGCAACGACAACACCAGAGGAAACTAAGCCAAGCAAGTACGCAACGATGACTCAGGTAAGCAAGGCCATCGACGGAAAGTTTGCTGAAGTGATCTCTCTTTTGAAGAGTCTTCAGAAGTCAGTTGGTCCAGATAATACCCAGACCAAGCCCCTTACTCCGAACAAGCCACATGATCAGAATGATCCTGATGTCGATACTACTGACCACGAGATGAAGCCAGCCAAGGCAGCGAAAGCTGATCCTGCTGGTCAAGCTGGTGCAAACGGTACTGAGACTCACGAGAGAGAATCGAATGGTAGCCAACAGGCTATGAACGAGACTGCTCACGATCAGAATGATCCTGATATGACGACTCACGATCCAGAGTCTGCAAAATCATCGAAAGCTCGAAAGACTACGATGACTCACACGACTGAGGAAGAGGAGAAGGCAGAGGATGACTCGGAGTCAGAAAAGAATTCTTATGGAGACGAATATAAACTTTCAGCTATCGCGGAAGCTATGAAAACTCGTGGTGGTCTTTCAAACTTGGATGCATTCGTTGCTTATGTAACGAAGACAATCGAAGACATGAAGGATTCCTTGAAGAAGCACAATAAGAGAGTTCTCGGACTCGAGAAGTCAATTGTTGAGCAGATCAAGAACGATGAGTCAATTCAGAAGTCTATCCAAACATGGATGAAAGAACCTGGACAGAAGAGATCGATCTCTCTTGGCGTTCCTTACGTAACAACGAAGGAAGGTATGAGATTGAGACTAGTTCCTGACGACTTTACTATTGCTAAGTCAGTAGATAAGAAGTCTGGCTTCAAGGCAGTCTGGGGTGAAAACTTCGGCTCAAAAGACTTCGGTTAAATTAACTTGTGAACCTGGACAAAGCTAAAGTCCAGTCAAAAATAAAACTCGTCCCGAAAAGATTAGACCTACCGATTGTGGTCGATCGATCATCGCTGTATAAGTATTGATCAGGTAATACTGAATCAGGACTTAGTACAGAGAACGATAATAATAGGTGATAGTTCATTCCAAACAAAAATAAATGAACGACGTTTCAAGATTGGAGAAAGCATTGGATACGTTCCAAAAGAACGTTGACACAAGCTTTGCAGGACCGATCCCTAACTCGTTGCTTGCTCGTCAGGACTTGGAACAGGCGATCGTTGTACTCAGCGACCGTTTGACTCCTTTCCGAGATCGAGTAGCTCGAATCAAGGGTGAAGGTTTGGCTCACTTGTGGAACCAGAGAACTCGCCTTGATACATTGGCTGCAGGCCCTTCAGGTTTGGTTAACGTGTTCTATGCAGATGGAGCACTACCAACCCAGAATGATCCGGCATACGTCCAGAAGACAGCTGCTTACAAGTACCTCGGTACAACGGCAGTCGTAACTGGTCCTATGATCGCATCAGGTCGTAGCTATATGGACATCGAAGCAGAGGTCGCAGAAGCAGCTCTTCGTCTGATTATTCAGGCAGAAGAGTGGGCTGACTTCAACTCAGACTCTTCAGTACAGTCATTAGCATTCGACGGTTTGATCAAACAAATCGTGACGAACGTTTCTGACAATGCTGGAGCTGCGTTGACTGCAACTGGTGTAACAATCCCAGCTTTTGACAAGATGATCAAGAGAGTTCGTTTACAGGGTGGAAACAAGCTAGACGGTATCTATTTATCATTCGGTCTTCAGACCGTGGTCAACCAGATTATCTCGCCATCGGCAAGATATGTGGTCAACCTCGAGTCTAACCGAGCGATGAATGACTTGACAGCTGGAGATCATGTAGTTAGCTACCAGTCTCCTATTGGTTCAATTCCTGTGATCGGCGACTTCTTCTGTAACGCTGCTCTACCGTATCCAACGAATAACAACGCTGGATCATCGGGTGCCCAGGGTCTTCCGTTCTCTGATGTGTTCTTCCTAAGACACGATAATCAGGGTATCGAGATGGCTGACTTGGTTCCGATTGGTAGAACAGAGCTTGCAAAGATAGCAGATACTGTTCGATTCTACATCAACGAGTATACTGTCTTGGCTGTAAAGGCTGAACCATGGTTGGCAATCCTAACCGGGGTTTCAGATCCTACATCTTAAGCTAACTCCATCCAATAGCACTTGTGTCT